AACTTACAAAATGAGATTTTATACCAACGTCTATGAAAAATTTAATAAAATGTTGGTTCGTGGTTATGAAGACGGTAGGTATTTTCAGTCAGAGGAAGAGTTTCAACCAACTCTTTATGTGACTTCTAAAAAACAAAGTAAGTATAAAACTCTTGATGGGTCAAGTGTTGAACCAATTCAACCTGGAAAGATTTCTGATTGTAAGGAGTTTTTGAAGAAATATGAAAATGTAGAAGGATTTACTGTTTATGGTAATGATAATTACAAAGCACAATACATTTCTCAAACATATCCAGAAGACGAAATTAAGTTTGATATTAAGAAAATTCGTCTTGTAACAATTGACATTGAGGTTGCTTCAGAGAATGGATTCCCAAATGTATTTGATTGTGCCGAAGAACTTCTAGCAATCACACTACAAAACTACGCAACAAAGCATATTATTTGTTTTGCTTCTCGTCCCTATATTAATACTCGTAAGGACGTTGTGTATGTTGAGTGTAGGGATGAGATTGATTTGATTCAGCACTTTCTCGCATTTTGGGAAAGAGAAACTCCAGATGTAATTACTGGATGGAATTGTGAGTTGTATGATATTCCTTATATTGCTGGAAGAATTGATAGGATTCTCGGTGAAAAGGAAGCACGTCGTCTTTCTCCTTGGGGAAATATTCGCAGAAAAGAACTTGTAATTAAAGGAAGAGAACAAATCTCTTATGAAGTTGCTGGGGTTTCTGTGATTGATTACCTCGACCTTTATAAGAAGTTTACTTATAAGGCACAGGAATCTTATCGTCTTGACCATATCGCAAATGTGGAACTAGGTCAAAAGAAATTGGACCACTCTGAGTTTGAGACTTTTAAGGATTTTTATACAAAAGATTGGCAGAAGTTTATTGATTATAATATTCGAGACGTAGAACTTGTAGACCAATTGGAAGATAAGATGAAACTTATCGAACTATGTTTTACGATGGCTTATGATGCGAAGATAAATTTTAATGATGTATTCTTTCAGGTGAGAACTTGGGATGCAATCATTTATAATTATTTGAAAAAAAGGAATATTGTTATTCCCCCCAAAGACCGTTCAGAAAAGAGTGATAAATTTGCGGGGGCATATGTTAAGGAACCGATTACAGGAAAGTATGATTGGGTTGTATCATTTGACCTTAACTCATTGTATCCTCATTTGATTATGCAATATAACATCTCTCCAGAAACTCTTCTGGATGAGAGACATCCCAGCGCAACTGTTGATAAAATTTTACAACGACAAGTTGATCTTGAGAAATATAGTGATTATGCTGTATGTCCTAATGGTGCTATGTATCGTAAAGACGTTCGTGGATTTCTTCCAGAACTAATGGAGAAAATGTATAATGACCGTGTAATCTTCAAGAAAAAGATGTTGGAGGCAAAACAGCAATACGAAAAGACGAAGACGAAAGAATTGGAAAGAGAAATTTCTAGATGTAACAATATCCAAATGGCAAAAAAGATTTCTCTTAATAGTGCTTATGGTGCTATTGGAAATCAGTATTTCAGGTATTATAAACTAGCAAATGCTGAAGCAATTACAATGTCTGGACAAGTTTCCATTCGTTGGATTGAATGTAAAATGAATTCATACCTAAACAAAATTCTTAAAACAAATGATGTTGATTATGTTATTGCTTCTGATACTGATTCTATTTACCTTAATATGGGTCCTTTTGTTGAGACTGTATACAAAGGAAGAGAAAAAACTACTGAGGAAATTGTTGGGTTCCTTGATAAGGTCTGTGAGGTGGAATTTGAAAAATATATTGAGAGTTCTTACCAAGAACTGGCGGACTATGTGAATGCCTACGACCAGAAGATGCAGATGAAACGGGAGAATATTGCCGACCGTGGAATTTGGACTGCTAAGAAACGTTATATCTTGAATGTTTGGGATAGTGAAGGTGTTAGGTATGATGAACCTAAATTAAAGATTATGGGACTGGAAGCAGTTAAATCTTCTACTCCTGCCCCTTGTCGTCAAAAGATTAAGGATGCTCTTAAAATTGTGATGACTAAAACGGAAGACGAAATGATTTCTTTTATAGATAATTTTCGTAAAGCATTTAATGAACTTCCCCCAGAAGAAATTTCATTTCCACGTTCAATTAATGACGTAGATAAACATAAATCTTCATCAACTCTTTATTGTAAGGGAACTCCAATTCACGCAAGAGGAGCAATTCTTTATAATCATCTAATTAAAGAAAAGAAATTGGATAAAAAGTATGCAAAGATTCAAAATGGTGAGAAGATTAAATTTTGTTATTTGAAACTTCCAAATCCAATTCGTGAAAATGTTATTTCTTATATTCAAGAATTTCCAAAGGAATTTGGACTAGACAAATACATTGATTATGACTTACAATTCAGTAAAGCATTTTTAGAACCAATGAAAGTAATTTTGGATGCAATTAACTGGAGAGTAGAAAAAACAGTAAACCTTGAATCATTTTTTAACTAATGGACTTTTTAAAAGATATTGTAAAAGAAATCGGTGGAGAATACACACAACTGGCATCAGATATTGACGAGACTGAAACTTATGTGGACACGGGTTCGTACATATTTAATGCTCTTGTATCTGGGAGTATCTTTGGTGGCGTATCTGGTAATAAAATCACTGCAATCGCAGGTGAAAGTAGTACTGGAAAAACTTTCTTTAGTTTGGCAGTGGTCAAAAATTTTCTTGATAATAATCCTACTGGATACTGCTTGTATTTTGATACTGAGGCTGCAATCACCAGATCCTTACTGGAGAGTAGAGGTATCGACACAAGTAGAGTGGTTGTTGTCAACGTGGTCACAGTTGAAGAATTTCGTGGCACGGCACTAAAGGCAGTTGACCTTTACCTAAAGAAACCTGAAGGGGAACGTAGTCCTTGTATGTTTGTTCTGGATTCTTTAGGTATGCTTTCCACCAGTAAAGAGATTAGTGATGCCCTGAATGACAAAGAAGTTAGGGACATGACCAAATCTCAACTTATCAAAGGTGCATTCCGTATGGTTACCTTGAAACTTGGAAAGGCAAAAATTCCTATGATTGTAACCAATCACACCTATGATGTTATTGGTGCTTATGTTCCAACAAAAGAAATGGGTGGTGGTAGTGGTCTTAAGTATGCTGCTTCTACCATCATTCATCTCTCAAAGAAAAAGGAGAAGGAAGGAACAGAAGTCATTGGAAACATTATCAAGGCAAAGACTGCTAAGTCGCGTTTAAGTAAGGAAAATCAAGACGTTGAAATCCGTTTGTTCTATGATGAGCGTGGTCTTGATAGGTATTATGGTTTGCTTGAACTTGGAGAATTGGGTGGGTTGTGGAAGAATGTTGCTGGTAGGTACGAAATGGATGGTAAAAAACTTTACGCAAAAGAAATATTGAAAAATCCAGAAAAGTATTTTACTCCAGAAGTAATGCAAGCACTTGACGAAATCGCAAGAAAAGAGTTTAGTTATGGATGATGAAAAACATTCGAGTTATAAAAACTGGAATTGATGTATCTAAAATATTAGAACAAATAAAGAAGAACCCAGAAGATTGGGGTTCGCAAAAAAACATCAAAGATAAAAAAATAGAACAACTTGACCCAACAAAATATACTGTTACAGTTGATGTTCTTCAATTAATAATTGGAGGAATAGAAAAGGAAGGGCAATATGTTGGTGATACTGAAATTTGTATTCAAACCCCAGCATACGAAAAACACACAGAAGTTCTTAAATTCTTAAAGACATATTTTAAGAAAATACGTCGTTGTGCTTTTCTTTCTTTGCCTGTTGGTGAAATAGTAGGTTCTCATATTGATGAGGGAACTTATTATCTCACAAAAGATAGATACCACCTTTCCATTCAGGGAAAATACAGGTATAGTGTAGGGGATGAAACTATGATTGTTGAACCAGGAACTTTTTTCTGGTTTAATAATAAACTTCCCCATAGTGCTGAAAATATTGGTGATGAGGTTAGAATTACTTTTGTATTTGATGCCCCACACCACAAACGAAATCCATAGTTAGAGGAGTAATGGAAAAAGTCGAAACTACTATTTTGAGAAATTTACTTTTCAATAATGATTATTGTAGAAAAGTATTACCTTTTATTAAAAATGAATATTTTGAAAACCTTCACGAAAAAGTAGTTTTTGAAGAGATTTGTAAATTTATCGTTGCTTACGAGCAACTCGCATCAAAAGAAGTTCTTTTAATTGAAACAGAAAAAAGAACTGATATTACAGAAGATACCTATAAAATTATTTGTGATTATATTTCCAATCTTAATGATGACCCAGCAGATAAACAATGGTTGATAGATACTACTGAAAAGTGGTGTAAAGACCGAGCAATTTATCTTGCTCTTATGGAAAGTATCAAAATTGCTGATGGACAAGATGAAAAGAAGTCTAGAGATTCCATTCCAACAATTTTACAAGAAGCACTTGCTATTGGATTTGATAGCCACATTGGACACGATTACTTAAAAGATTACCAAGAACGATATGACTCTTATCACAGAAAAGAAGATAAAATCTCATTTGATTTGGAATATTTTAACAAAATTACCAAAGGGGGTATCCCTAACAAAACTCTTAATATCGCACTTGCTGGTACGGGTGTCGGGAAATCTTTATTCATGTGCCATGTGGCTAGCTCCGTCTTGCTCCAAGGACGGAACGTATTGTACATTACGCTTGAAATGGCAGAGGAGAAAATTGCTGAACGAATTGACGCAAACCTTTTGAATGTAAATATTAAAGATATCGAAACATTACCAAAAATGATGTTTGATACGAAAGTAAATAGTATTGCGAAGAAGACACAAGGAACTTTAATTATTAAAGAATATCCAACTGCTTCCGCACACGCAGGACATTTTAGGGCACTTCTAAATGAACTCTCTCTTAAGAAATCATTTAAACCTGATATTATTTTTATTGACTACCTTAATATTTGTGGGTCCTCAAGGTATAAGAGTAATTTTTCAGTCAATTCTTACTCTTATGTTAAAGCAATTGCAGAAGAACTTCGTGGTCTTGCGGTTGAAGCAAATGTTCCAATTGTTTCCGCTACCCAGACTACTCGTAGTGGTTTTTCTAGCTCTGATCCTGACCTTACTGATACTAGTGAATCCTTTGGTCTTCCTGCTACTGCTGATCTTATGTTTGCCCTTATTAGCACGGAAGAGTTAGAAGGGTTGGGTCAGATTATGGTGAAACAATTGAAGAATAGATATAATGACCCAACAATGAATAAAAGATTTGTAGTTGGGATTGATAGAGCAAAAATGCGTCTTTATGATGTAGAACAAAGTGCTCAAAAAGATATACTTGACTCTGGACAAGAGGAAGAGTATACTTATGAAGAAGACAAAAAAACAGACAAATTCTCGGGATTTAAATTTTAAATAATATGACACAACGAATTGATTTTGGTAAATATCAAAACTTTGTAGATGCCGTTACGAGTGACGCATCCAAAGATTTTCTTGCTCTTTCTGACCGTATGGTGGAACTTGATGAGAAAGGTGCTAATATTGAAAGACTTTTGACTGCTGGTGTCGGCATTAATGCCGAGGGTGGTGAGTTTTTGGAAATCGTAAAGAAAATGCTATTTCAGGGTAAACCTTGGAACGATGAGACTCGCACTCACTTAATCAAGGAACTTGGAGATACTCTGTGGTATGTTGCTCAGGCTTGCATTGCTCTTGAAGTTTCTTTTGATGAAGTTATTCAAACTAATATTGATAAACTAATGAAGCGTTATCCCGAAGGATTTTTTGACGCATATTATAGTGAAAATCGTGAGGTAGGAGACATCTGATGAGTAAAAATGTAAGTATTGAAATTGATTTGATTTCTGCGGCAACAATCCGACAAGTTCTTTTTAATTCACAAAAAGACCATAGTTATGAATTTCCAACGGAAAGGATTATCAAAATTCGAGAAGTGATTAGTCTTCTCGATGAAAAGATTGAAGAACAAGTAGAAGAATAAAAATCAACCCCTCTTTCTAAATACAAGAAAGAGGGGGATTTTTTATGGCTAATCCAGCACTAGCAGGAAAACAATATGAGATTACTCTTAGAAATAAATTAAAATCAGTTTTTAAAAATATTCCAAAAAATGCTGGATTTGGAAGTGGTCCAGACTTAACTATACCTTCTGCTACTAATCCAGGGCAGGCACTTTTGGTTGAAGCAAAAACAACCACACAGTCTGATTTTGGACAGAAGGCAATAACTTTTAATGGAACTTCTTGGGTGGCAAAATTTGATGGAACAGAACCACAATCAATAGTTGGTTTGTATAATTATCTCTATTCGCAATATGATGTAGATAGAAAAATACAACAAGCTTGGGGATTACCAGGAAATAAGTTGTCTGCGACTGAATTACAAGAAATTGTTAATAATCAAAATCTTGCTAAGATTTTATATTACGAAAAACTTTTAACTGAAAAGACTGGAAGTTCAAATCCATTCCCACAAACAACAATAGCATCTGGACCAGACATCGTTTCTAAAATTATATTTTATTATAATAGTAAGGGTATTAATTATATACAGATAAAAAATGAAGGATTTTATATTCTTGGTAGTGATAAAATGGGTTTGAATTCAAAACTTCCAATTGATATTCCAAGATTTGCTCCATCGTCGGCTAGTTTGGTAATTAGGGGAAAGTCGAGTGTTAGTAATGGAACATTTAGACCAACATTAACATTAAAAAGTGAAGGTGTTGCGAGAAGTAATTTTTCATTAGATGATGCTAATGATTTGAGATTACTTTACAGCAGTTTCTAGTGAATAAATAACTAAAAATACCATATAAATGAAAAGTTTTGCTAGATTTATTAAAGAAGCAGTAGAAACACTTGCGTCTACTGAAGCAAAGAATCGCGGACTTAAAGGAGA